CTGCCATGTCGACAAATTCGCCTTCTACCTCTTGCCTGAATTGCTCGCTGGTATAGGATTTTTTTAGCGTGTTGAGAAATGAATCAGGCAGGAATACATTATCAGCGGTTTTGCTGTGTATGATTTCATAATCCGGATCGCCTGACGTCCACAGCTCATAAATCCAATCGCGACCGCGTGGTGTTGTTGTCACCCAGGCGCGTGCTGGCTCTTCTCGCAACGTTGCAATAGCAATAGTCCAGGTAGCAATAGGCACTAATGCTGCTTCGTCTACCCACAGCCAGCCGAGGTTAGCACCGCGTAACCGCTCGGGATTTTCTGCCGAGCGTAGCAAAATAATACGATTGCCATGCAGCCTGATTGTGCCAGTGCTGATGTTTTCCTGTACGAGTATTTTTGCCTTGCGCGCAATGTCTAGCAACATTTTGCGCGCGCCATCGCGTAGCATGGCATTGGTAGGCGCAATAATCATGCCTGTGCTGTTTGCTGGCTGCCGCAACACCTCAACAACGCCTGCCCTGGTTTTGCCGCTGCCGCGTCCACCGATAAACGCGCGAAATCTGGCATTACTCCGGAAGAATGCGAGTTGTGGCGCTGTCGATTCGGTCTGTTTCAACAAACGTACTGGGTTGGAATTCTGCGAGTTGTCTAACAGGTTCGTTACCTATTTCTACGATGAAATCGTTAGCTACCTGGCTTGCAGGCGCTTCGTATTTCTCTCGATACTTTTCAGGCTTTAACCCCTTGAGTAAGAACATAGCCAGCAAATCGGATTTACGCGCGCGCTCTGATACGTCCATTTCGAGGCGCTCGGCTGCCTCTTCTATTGCGTCGTGCCATTGCTCGCGTACATCAGGCCGCTCGTTATACGCCTTGCGTGCAGTTTTGCGGCTGATACCCACATACTCGGCAGCGGCTGTTACATTACCCCACAAACTGAGGTGCTTAATAAACACTGGTAACCAGGCATCAACGTCTAAATTTGTTGTACGTGCCTCGCGCCCGTCGCTGTATTTGAGTATAATCGTATCAGGTCGTATATAGGCGCGTGATGCCTGCTTGTTCTGTGGTTTCATGCTCTCGAGCTTGGGAGGTCTGCCGCGCGGCCTCGGCTGCTTAATTGGTAGCTCGGGTTTCTTTCGCGGCCTGCCTGGTTTCTTTTTTGCCCTGCCGATTAACGGCAAAATTTCTTCATCGCTCATACTGTTACTCGATTCTTTCGCTCGTGATAATACGCAAGGCTGCATTAGCGAGCGCGTTAATCATTAACAGCGGCTCGGCATACCGTGCCCAGTATTCATTGCCTGCAAGAATCATGGTCATTGTTGCAATAGCAATGATGATATTCAGCCAGATAGTTTTAGATTTGTACCAGGGTTTTGCTGTCATGGTTGCACCATCCTATTCACGAGCCACATAATAACGCTGATCAGGCTTGCAATTGCTGCAACGCCTCCCCAAATCTTGCTAATTGATTGCTCGAGGCCTGCAAGCTTGGTTGCCAGCTCTTTTACTTCGGCTCTCATTTCGATTTCATTCGATTTAATAGCCGTTTCATTTGCTCTGCTCAAACGTAACAGGGTATCTACCTTTTCTTCAAGCCTGGCTAACTTTACTTCTATAGTGTCTGTCACTCGTTTACTGCCTTACCTACCAGGCGCCAAAAATCAGCCCATGGAAAATTATACGGATCGTATTTCCCCTTGGTATCTATGCCCGCGTGGCTGGTAATCATCTGAATGCTTGGGTATTTCTTCAGCCAGGTTGCCACAATGCCTGCTACGCTCGCTACTTGCTCGGCTGGGTATGGATCGGGTTTCGTTTTGCTGCCCGTGTTGCTGATTTCAATGCCTAGGCTGGCAGCGTTTGGCGCTCCAAGGCTGCCTACTTTGCTCAAACCTACATGGAACGCAATCACGTCATCAGGCACCATACGCGTACGAGCTCCGTTTTTTGCTATGTGGTAGTGTATCGATACCCCGCGCGGATTCTCTCGCAAATACTCTACCTCGGCAGCCGCGTTGCCGCTCCCTGCCGTATGGTGCAATACGATAACGGTAGGCGCGCTGCTACGCTTGCCGCCTGTGCTGGTTGCTGGTACGTTCATTTCTAGCATGATCATGCCAGCCCCTGAAATCGTTCAATTTGCTCAGCAGTAATTGAGCCGTTTTTATTGTTCACGACAAAATACAATTTGCCCTGCAACAGCGTTAAATTACCGTGGCAGCCGTCTTTAAATCGCAACAGCTGCCATGATGCTTGCATGCTCGTACGGTACCAAACATGGATGCCGAATTGCGTACCTACCTGGGCATTGCTCATGCTGGTACAAAACCATTGCCCTGCCTTATCGACAATGCTAAACGTAGGCGTTGCCATGTAGGTACCGCCTGGTATCCCGTAATCAAATGCCTTGGGTATTACTGTTGGTGTTGTCATGATTCTGCCTTTCGGTTTGATGCCTTGAGTATAGCAAAATCATTGCTCGAGCAATGCCGCAACGCGTTGCAAATCCGTCTGTATATGCCGTATGCGTACCTCGATATTCGCCAGCCAGGTTACATTAAATTTGGTTTCGGTACCTGGCTCGGCTGCCTCGATTTCGGCACGTATCTTGCCCGCTTTTTTGCTCCAAAATTCCAGATCGTGTTGCAGCTTGCCGAGCTCGAGTTTCAGGCTGTCGCGTTTTGGTTTCGGTATCATGGCTGTGCCTCTCGTTTGATTGCCGTATAAATCATCATATCGCTGCAGAGCTGCTATTGTAATTTCCAGTATTTCCCTGTAGCGTTTTGCATTCAACGCCATACCGCTACCCCGTCGTCATTAATGCGCATCCACTGCGCTTATCTAATTCTCTGCACACATCGTTTTTAAAGTCCGTCAAAGCCAAAGGAACAGGAATCATGCGCACTTTTAATTCCGTTTCCGGCGTAGGCTTATTAATATGTTCTGACACAATCTTTTCTTGGTATCTGCGAAAATCAATCAATGCGTCCTGTATTTGGTGTAATAGAGTCTTCAAATCTTCCGTACTCATGTTCATCATCGTATATCTGCTAACGTTTATTAATGGTTTTTCCACACCGCTACCCCTTCGTCATCAATGCGCATCCACTGTGACCAACACGCCTGGCTAGATTTCCAATGCTGCCAGCCCTTGCCCTGATTCCATAGCTCGCGAAATGCCGCGTACTGGTTTGCTGGTGTATCGTATTCGGCATAATCGCGGCCTGTTAACCCCAAATAGGTACCGTCGTTAAATTGGAATAACCCGCCGTCATTGGTTGCTGATCGCGCGTACCTCGAGTAGGTGCCATAGTTGTACCCGTCGCCGGATTCACAGCTAATGATCGCCAGGGCCTCGCGCGTTACCTCGAGCGGCTCGGGATGGCATACCCCGCCATGGCATACCAGGTACCAAAATAAAATGAATGTGTTCATTCGTCGTTATTTTCATAGTCAGGCACTATTAAACCCTTTTCCCAGGTTGGTTCGTGCTCGCGCAAATAGCGTAGATTATACAGTAGCTCGCTGTATGGCTGCCGCGTGATACGCGCAAAATCTACACACATTTGTAACCAGGTATCAAACTCGATTGCTTGCCGCTTGCCCTTGTACTCGAGCTCGAGTTTTTTGTTTACGTACAGCGAACAAATAAACCGCAATGTATACCGGTTTTGCATGGTACGTTTTGCATACAAAATAACGTGATTGCGCTGGTTAGCCGTCGGTACAATTTCTACCCATTCAGATTGCTTTGCCCAGCGACGTTCTACCAATATGCCCAAATCTGCATACGTATCTGTTTTGTGCCAGCTGCCTGCCATGGTTTACCCCTTTAATTTCTTGCTCTTAAAATACGGCTCCCGTCGTACGTGCTTAATACCTCTGCTTTTCAGGTAGTGCCGTACTTTATCCTGTGAAAATCCCATTACCTCGGCAATCTGTTTTACCGTTTTGTCTGCATACCATTCAGCATCATACGGAAAATACGTATTGTTGATATCTGCCGCGCTGATGGTTTTGTGGCTAAACCCGTGCCTGTTGAGGTGTTTTGCCATTTGCTGATAGTTAATCCCGAGCGCGTCGGCTGCCTCTTGAATGGTGCGAGCCTGGTACCAGGCTGCATCGGTTGGGTATAACTCTTTATCGATGTGTGCACGTTTTCGCACTAAACGCCCGAGCTTGTTTATCTGTGGTCGAAATGTAAACCCATGCCGCCTGCAATATGCATATACGTATTCCTGGCTGCAGCCCATTTCGGTTGCAATTTCTGGCACTGTACGTGTTCGATAGTATGCAGGATCATCAGACCATACCCGTTTGGTGTAGTACAGATTGTTTACGTATCGATTGTCATGCCGCTGCCGAGGTGCCTCGGGTTTTGGTGCCTTCGCTGGCTTTACTGGCGTGATTGGTGTATACGGCAGCGGTTTAAATCGCTTGCGCTCGCGCTCATTCTCGGCAGCGAGCTCGGCAATGATTGCCCTTGAGGCTATGCGTTGATAGTTGCGTATATCCTGCAGTGTCAACGGCTCTGCACCGTTGCAGCTTGCGCCTTCGATTTCGCCCATATGGTATTGCACGTCATCATCAGGGATGTTGAGCAATGCTGCCTTTAACCAGGGCTCGTATTCGGCACATTGCAGCGTAGCAATTACCTGATCGGTATACCGTAAATCATCGCGGCAAATCAATTGCTCGCGCTTGCTCTCGAGTAGCATTATTGTGCCTCCCGTGGTATTCGCGGCCTGTTGTTAACGTATTGCTCTGCAAGCGCTATGGCGCCTTCGATGCTCGAGGCCATCATAGAGCTGCTACGTTTGGTTTCTTTGCAGAATGCGTTGCACTCCCATTGCCCCGACAGCTTGCAGCTAATCGTGAGCACCCAGGTACGGTTATACGTTTGGTGTATTGCCTGCAATGCCATGCCGTGCCGCTCCCATTTCATGCCGTGCCAGCCTCTCTACTGTCGCAATACTCTACCGCTGCAGCCAGGGCCTGGGCTGCCGTGGTTTGCTCCCCAATGTGTGCTTTACTGTTGCGTGCTGTTACCTCGATACGCCAAAACGAAATATGTTTGTATAGGCAGATTTCGTATATGCCGTATGTGTAGTATTGCGTGCTGCTTGTGATCAGCTTGCGTACTGGCTTGCGTTTCATTCTGCTGCCTCTAGTACATGCAATGCTTTTTCCAGGCGCCGCCTCATGGTTTTGCGGTCTGTTTGAATAATATGCGAATACTCGCAAGCTTCCGCAATTTCACCATATTTGAGCATAAGTTTTACGCGCAATTTCTCTATAATTTCCTGTGCTTCGGTTGCATCTGCCTTTGCATGCAGATAATCGGCATACAATCGATCATATGCCTGCTGTAGCTCTTTGTAATTAGCCTGCAAGCGCTCAAACCGTAACAATACCGTATTATGCATCGAATTGCGTTTCATTCTGCAGCCTCTTGTGCATTCAACGCTTTAGGTTCTTTTGGCATACGTGTTGTATATGTTCTTCCATTGTCTACCATTGAATGCAACGCATTTAAAATATGCGTTTCTAGTGCAGTAGATTGAGGTTCTTTTATAATTGCTACTTGGTTTTCTGCTGCCTCTTGTGCCTTCAACGCTGCAGCCAGGTGCCGCGCCATGGTATCGCGATCTTCCTCGATAATCCGCGAATGCTCGCGCGCTGCCTCGAGTGCACCCATTTTGAGCTCGAGGTTTACCCGCAATCGCTCTATAATTTCCTGTGCTTGGTTTGCATCTGCTTGCGCCTGCATATGCTCGGCGTGCAATCGCTCGTATGCCTGCTGTAGCTTATCGTGATCAGCCTGCAAGCGCTCAAATTTCAGCAATACCGAATCATGCATGACGCACATATCAGATAACTGGTTACCGATTGCCTC